GCCTCATCCACAGGCGACGCGCCGATGTACATGGCAGCTGGAGCAAGAGTGCCGGAAGCCACGCGGGCAATATTGCGCTGCACAGGCATCGACGCAATACGGCCGGCGAGAGTGCCGACGGCTGCGTTGATGGACGACACGGTGACGTCACCGATGAACACACCGACGCGGTTGTAGGCAAGCGCCTTCAGATCCGGAGCGTCAGCGGCTGACTCGAAGTGGCGACCTTCCAGGATGACGAAGATCGGAGCATACAAGCTGTCCGCTGCCCAGGCGGCAAGCGCCTGTGCCTTCGGCATGGCTGTGAGCACGTCCGGATCAAGGCCGTCCGTCACGGTGACGGTCGCGGTTGATGCGGATGCCACGATAAGACCGCGCAATGCGCCGCGCAGCTGCTGCAGGATAGCCTTCATCGGGCCATTGTCGACGTCCAGGACGGTGGTCATGGATGTTGCCGTAAGACCGATGAGGTAGAGCGGCGTTCCTTCCTCAGCCTCCGCATAGAACTGCGTCACCAGCTCCACAATGCGGGCATTGTTGGAGGCGGTGATGCCGAGAGCATTCAGGTCTTCCGGACGCACGATACGGTAAGGCTTGCCGGAGACGAAGGTCGTCGATACCTCGGCAGCTCCCAGCACGACCAGACCGAGCAGCCCGTCCTGATTTTCAGGCACGGTGCCCAGCAGACCATTCAGATAGTTTATTTTGACTCTTGGAAGCATCTGGATTTTGTTTTAAATGTGCAGCCCCCAGCCTTGACGGGATAACGGGGCTGCACGGAGTTATATGATTATGGCCTTAGGATTCGGTCACGGTGACGATGGCGATTACCTCCAGAGTGCCATTCTTGGCCTTGAGATAGGTTACGCCAGGAGCGACACCTGTTACCACTACGGATGCACCGGATTCGGCGCTGATGGTTGCCACGTCGGTGTCACCGATCTCCCACTCGGTATCAGCAGAGAGAGCTGATGGAGTAGCGGTGGCGGTCACCTCCTGGGTGGCGGTGCCTACGATGTCGATGGCGGTGTCATCGAGTTCGAGAGCGCTGGCCTCCTCGGTAGCGTCTGCTACGATGGCATAGACACCCTTCTTGTCGTAGCGGCGGATAGCACCACCGGTACGGATGAGGAAGGAGTAGACGTCGCCGTAGAAGGTAGGGTCGTCCATTCTGTCGAACATCTTGACCTCACCGAGGGCACGGCTGACAGAGTCGCGCTGCCATGCGAGACCACCTGCGTAGTCGGTAGCGGCGCCGTCGGCACCGAAAGCCTTGATGACTCCGTCTTCGTCGAAGCGGTAGACAGTGCTACGCATCATCACCTCGAAGCCGTAGAGCATACCCAGCACGCCGCGCTGGACGTCGGCTGCACGGAAGAAGCCGATGGCCTGAGTCTCAGTCATGCCGTCAAGCAGCTGCTGATACATCTGCGCGTCGAGGAGAAGATAGCGGTCCCTGACCGGAACGTTGTCGGCGTTCATGCGGAGCTGGAGAGCTGACACGTCAGCCGGAGTGATCTTCTTGCGGAGACCGGTGGCGCTAGGAGTCCATGCAGGGACACCGGCACCGGTGGTCTTCACGCGGTTGGCTGCTGCTGGGCACCAGTCCTTGAGCATGGCTTCGGCAGCATGGAAGATGATCTGCTTGCGGTCCTGGTCGATAACGCTGTTGCGCTTGTTGTAGGAGAGCTCTACCTGGTCAGCATAAGGGATGTTGATCGGGTTGGTGGTGAGCTCGTGGAGAGTGTACTCCACGTCGTTGTCAGTGCGCTGGTGCACCTCTGCTGGCAGAGAGCTGCGGTCAGTCACAACGCCTGAAGGCGCTCCGGCGTTCGGGATGTGGACCTTCTTGCCCTCTTTGACGTATACGTCGTCATTGACTGCCTTTGAAAGGAAGTCGTCGTCGGCGAACAGACCTTCTACGATGGTCCGCTGCCATATTTCTTTTCTTACACCCATAGTATTTTTCGTTTATTGGTTTCTTACTCGGACGCTGGGCCGAATGCCTCCTGGAACTTCTGCTTGTAGAGATCAGGGAAATTGTTCTTGAGCTCGTCAAGGCGCTCAGCCTTGTCAATCTCGTCCCAGGTCATATTTACTAGGTCAGAAGCGCCGGTACCGGCCTTGTTGATGAAGTCTGCGATGCTCGGCTTGGCAGCCTTCGGCATCGAGTTGATGAGAGCTTCGGTGGCAGCCTTGTCGGCGGCCATGAGCTTGCGGTAGTTGTCAAGCTGCTCGGCCTTGATGCGGCCTTCGCTCACAGCCTGATTGAGATAGGCTTCCACAGCGGCAGACTCGGATGCCTGGAGACTAGCTTCAAGCTCGGCTACGCGGGCATTGAGCGCTTCCACCTTCGCAGCCTCATTGCTGAGGCTCTTTACCTTCGCCAGAATGTCGGCGTCGGAGAGGTCCTTGAAACATGCAAGGCCCTTCAATTCTTCAAAAGGATTCATCTTATTTTGGTTTGGTGATTTCAGCAAAGTGCTGTTCATGAACTGATATATCTGCTCGTTGGTCGGAGCTTCTCCGAGAGACTCCGCGCCGGCCAAGTCATAGATGTCGTCGCACAGACGGGCGCGCAAAGCTTCGTCGGCCGTAAACCAGTGATCCTCGCCGTCGAAGTACTTCGTCTTCACCTCCTCGGAAGGCATGCCGCACTTGCGGCTGATCATGTCGGCCAGAGTGCCCTCAAGACCTTCGATGAGATCCGCGCACTTGCGCATGTCGCGCGCGTCACCCTCGCAGCCTCCGGAGACGGAGTGAAGCATCAGGCGCGAATAGCGGGACATATGCAGCGGCTTTCCGCACAGCGCGATGATGCCGGCGATGGACGCCGCAAGGCCGTCGACATAGATGTTGACAACGCAGTTACTGTTCTTGATCGCGTTGAAGATTGCGATGCCGGCGAAGACCTCACCGCCCTGGGAGTTGATGTGGACGTCCAACATAGGATACTCACGCTCCATCCATGCGATTTCAGAGGCAATCTGCTCGGCGTTCACGCCATCCTTGCCGCCAATCGGCCCGTACAGCATGACGGACGCCCGGCCGTTACCGGTCGGAACGATATTGAAAAACTTCTCTTTAGACATTGTGCGATTCGCTTTTTAAAGATTTGTCACAAATATGTATTCTATCGCGCTACTTTACAACTAAAAGAATAAATATTTATCGTAATTCGATATGTATTATATCGTTTTACGATAATTATTTATTAAAATACTTGTAATCTACCATTGTAGGAGCCATATTTGTGAAAAACTTTTTCACAATATGGCAAGCACGTTGAAAAATGCCCAGAAGAAGGCTATCGCCAAGGAACTCTACCTGCATGGCGACTACACCTTCGAAGAGATTGCCGCCAAAGTCGAGACAGCCCGCCAGACGATTGCCCGCTGGGCACGGGAGGACGGATGGGCCGACCTGAAGGCGTCGATGACCGTCGGCAAGGAAAAGACCCTGAAGAACCTGTACGCACATGTGCAGAGCATCAATGCCGCCATACTCCAGCGCGACGAGGCGGACCGCACGCCGACCCCGAAAGAGGCGGACATCCTTTCAAAGCTGGCCGCCGCCATCGACAAGCTGGAGAGCGAGTCGGGCATCCGCGAGCTGGTGAGCGCCGGCATGTCATTCCTTTCATGGCTCCGCGCCAACGATCCGGAGAAAGCGGTCATGTTTACGGGGCTATGGGACTCATTCATCAAAGGTAAGATCTAGCAGTCATGAAAGAACTCGATAAAAGGGCGCTACAGGAGTGGCAGCAGTTCGTAGAGGACACCCGGAAGGCTACGCCTCCGGAGAGACTTTCTACGGCCGAAAAAGAGGTAAAGAAGGCATATCTGGAGAAACACCCGATAGAATGGATGCAGTATTTCTTCCCGAACTACGCAAACTGCGAGTTCGCACCGTTCCAAAAGGAAGCCGTCAACAGGATCTTCCGCAATGACGAATGGTTCGAGGTATGGAGCTGGGCCAGAGAGCTGGCCAAGTCCACCGTGTCCATGATGCTGGAGATGGGTCTGATGCTCACTGGCCGCAAGCACTATCTGATGATGGTGAGCGCCACGCAGGACGCCGCCATCAGGCTGTTGGCCCCATACCGCGCTAACCTGGAGGCCAACGGCCGTATCATCGACTTCTATGGAGACCAGCAGTCGCTGGTGAAATGGGAGGAGGGACACTTCGTCACGAAGACCGGACTTACATTCCTGGCCGTCGGCTTCGGCAATGCTCCGCGAGGTACCAGGAACGAATCCATCCGTCCGGACATCATCGACATAGACGACTACGACACCGACCGCGACTGCCGCAATCCCGTCATCCTGGACAAGAAGACCGAATTCATCGAAAGGGCCGTCATTCCGACCCGTTCAGTGAGCAAGCCGACACTTATCCTGGCAAAAGGCAACCTTATCGCCAAGGACACCGTCATAGGCAGACTCGGCAAGAAGGCCGACAAGCACATGATCGTGAACATCGTCGACAAGAACGGGCAGAGCAGCTGGCCGGAGAAGAACACTCCTGAACATATCGAGCGAATACGCACGACCATCTCCAAATCTGCTTTCCAGGCAGAGTACATGAACAATCCTATCCATGAGGGCAAGGTCTTCAAGAACCTCCCTCTGGGAAAGGTGCCGGCCTTGTCAAAGTTCAAGTTCCTGGTATGCTACGGCGACCCGTCGACATCCAACAACGGCAAGAACGGAAGCAGCACCAAGGCCGTCTGCCTCATCGGCAAGATCCGCACGACCTTCTACGTCATCAAGGCTTTCGTGGACCGTCCTTCGAATGCCGGCTTCATAGACTGGTATTACCAGTGCAAGGAGTTCGTCGGCGGCCGCGTGCCCGTGTTCTACCTGGTAGAGAACAACTCCCTGCAGGATCCGTTCTATGAGCAGGTCTTCATGCCGCTCATCAGGGAGGAGAACAAGCGCCGCGGCGACAACCTCTTCATCACCGGAGATACCCGCCCGAAGACCGACAAGGCATCCCGTATCGAGGCTAATCTGGAGCCTATCGACAGGAACGGTGCCTGGATATTCAACGAAGACGAGAAGGACAATCCGCACATGAAGGAGCTGCTTGACCAGTTCAAGCTCTTCGAAATGACTCTGCCGTATCCGGCCGACGGTCCCGACTGCGTGGAAGGTGCCGTTGCCGAGCTGAACAGGCGCACCATGATGGAAGCTGCCGCGGTTGACATCATCAGCCACTCGGACCTCATCGACGAGACGCAGCGCATGTAATTTAAATGACGATTAAACAGTATTCAATATGGCTCAATTCATCACACTTGAAGACTACGACGCCAGCATCCACCGAGAGATACTGGACGCTCTCCTTCGCCACGACAGCGACATCGAGGACTCCGCGATCATCGAGATCTGCGAGGACCGCGCCATCGACGAGATGCGCGGCTACCTGAGCAAGTTCTACGACTGCGACGCCATCTTCTCCGCCACCGGAGACCAGCGGAACCAGCTCATACTGATGATGGCGCTCGACATCGCCATCTATCATATCTTCTGCCAGCACAATCCTTACAAGATATCTCAGATGCGTAAGGACCGCTACGACCGTGCAGTCGAATGGCTCAAGGCCGTGGCCGCTGCAAAGATCACCATCGACGGAGCCCCGCGCCTGCCTGAAGCAGAGCAGGCCGAGAATTCCCCTTGGCAGATATCCTCAAATATCCAAAGACCTACACACTTCTAGTCAATACTTACGCATATGGAAGAGACCAAGCGACGCGGCCGTCCTGCCGCCAAGAAAGAAATCACCTCTGCCGGTCCTGCGGACTTCAATCCGGGCCAGCAGAACCCTACCATCATACTCCAGTCTCCGGAGCTGTTCCACTTCGACATCGCCAAGTACATGGCGTCTCTCCAGAGTGCGACGGCCATCGACTTCTACAACCGCACGCAGCTGTACGACATGTATACATCGTGCCTCACCACCGACGGCCACCTCAGCGGAATCGTCAAGAAACGTCTGAGCGCAGTTGCCCGCCAGCGGTTCGAATTCCAGAAGGACGGCAAGCCTGTCGACGAGGTCAACGAGCAGATCCGCTCACCGTGGTTCCGCCGGTTCATCAAGGAGGCCGTCAACTCGAAGCTTTGGGGATTCACGCTCTGCCAGTTCAGGCGCGATGAGAAAGGATGGATAACATTCGACCTCATCGACAGGAAGCACTTCGACCCTATAAAGAAGGAGGTTCTGCAGTACGAGATGGATGTCAACGGAGTCCCGCTGGACGCCTTCGCCGACTGTCTGGTCATCTGCGACGATCCTCGCGGCCTCGGAGAGCTGGCCACCTGCATGCCATACGCACTCTACAAGCGAGGCAACCTCGGAGACTGGGCCCAGTTCTGTCAGATCTTCGGAATGCCTATCAGGGAGTATGTCTACTCAGCAGGTGACGAGGAGGCAAGAAGAAGGCTGCTCAACGATGCCAAGAAACAGGGCGCCAATGCCGTCTATATCCACCCGGAAGGCTCGACCATGACAATACATGAGGCGCAGGGCAAGAGCGGCACCAACGACCTGTACGAGCGCTTTACGAAGAACTGCAATGATGAGATGTCAATCGCCATACTCGGGAACACCCTCACGACCAAATCCGACACCAACGGCACGCAGGCCCTCGGCACCGTACAGGCCAAGGAGCAGATGAAGATCACCGAGGATGATACCCAGTTTATCCTGGATCTCCTTAACTATGACATGACGGAGATCTTCGCCAGCCTGGGCGTAGACACCACCGGAGGAGAATTCGTCTGCGTCGAGCAGAAGTACCAGGACAAGCAGGTTCAGATCAACGTAGTTTCAAAGCTTAAAGAAATGGGCCTGCCTATTTCGGACGACTACCTCTACCAGACCTTTGACGTCGAGAAGCCTGACGACTACGATGCCATGAAGGCGGAGGCCGAGGCGGAACAGGCGCAGAAGGAAGAAAGGGCGCGCCAGCTGGCTGAGCGACTGAACCAGGAACCGACAAACGAGGAGAAGACCAAGTTCCTGGACCGGTTTAGAAGTTTTTTCGGCCTAGCCCCGCGAGACGGGGCGTCTCAAGACGAACCCTTGCCCTTCTCATAGACGGACAGTATCAGTGCAGCTGCCCTGTCTGCAGTACCGGCAGCAGCTTCCGCAATGAGTCCGCCGAGATACCTGTAAGCTTCAGTGCGAAAGCTCTGGCGGAGGGCTTGCGCGCCATCTACGACAAAGATATCGACGTCCGGACGGAGATAGAGAGGCATATTTTCGAGGAGACGCTGCGCAGGTTCAATGAAGCCACGGCGCGGGGCCTTGCGGAAAGCATGGACCCGGCAGTGATCACTGACCGCTTCCTCTACGAACTGCGCACAAACAATGCGGTCTTCTCAGCATTCAAGACGCACCGCATGCAGAATGACGTCGCAGCGCAGCTGATAGATCCGCAGACCGGACTGCTCAAGAGCTTCGACAAGTGGAAGATGGACGTGCAGCCGATCACGGACCACTATGTGCACAACTGGCTCCAGACGGAGTATGACACGGCCGTGATACGCGCCCAGCAGGCGGCCGACTGGAAGCACTTCCTGGAAGAGGCTGACGTCTTCCCTAACGTCCGCTGGATGCCTACCACCTCCGTCACTCCGGATCCGCTCCATGAGCACTACTGGAGGGAGAAGCTTACGCTACCTCTGCAGGATCCGTTCTGGCAGGAACATCGCCCAGGGGACCGGTGGAACTGCAAGTGTTCGCTG